CTCCATCAAATTCAATTCTTTCAGCATCATCGGCTATTCCAATGGAAGTATCATCTCCCATTAAGATGTTGGCTCCCATTGTTAAATCAGCCGCCATATTTACAGCACCATCTATATCGACTATATCAAGGTTGGTGGTTCCTACCACATCTATGGCTCCACTAATATCTAATGTCGCCGCAGCAAGCTCTCCGCTTATAGCTAAGTTTCCAGAGCTGGGATTATAGGTTAATCCGGTATCAGTCTCCGCCCCTTGAGTCCCCGTTGCTCCATCCACAAAAACAGGATAGACCGTTTCGTCTGTACTGTTATTAGCGCTCGCCGTAAAGCTGGTTGCTAAAGTGGCCGTATCTGCATTTCCAGTAATGTCGCCGGTTATATCGCCTACAAAGGCCGTGCTTGTTACTGAAGTCGCCCCCGTAACGACACCCGCATCTACACTAATCGTCCCGTCTAATAAAATTGCTGACCCCGCAGCGGGTTCTATATTAATGGCTGCACCAGAATCTAGAGTTAGGACTCCTGCTGAATCAATATCTACTGTCCCATCTGCGGTTATTTGAATGTTTGCTGCTGCTGCCGCCGCGTCAGTCGTAACGATAGATAAAGTCCCATGAGTACCCGCTGTAAATACTGCGGTATCACTACTACTCCCCGTCATTGTAATTACTTTGCCGTTAATTGCTACATCGTCGACAGTTAAGGCGGTTAATGTTCCGAGGCTGGTTACGTTAGTTTGTGCCGCCGTTGACAGCGCCCCTACGAAAGCTGTAGATGTTATAGACGTTGCACCAGTAACCACCCCAGCGTCTACGCTTATGGTTCCGTCTAAGAGTATCGCCGATCCAGCCGCCGGCTCTATGTTAATTGCCGCCCCAGAGTCTAAAGTTAATACGCCCGCGGAATCTATGTCTACCGTACCGTCGGCCGTAATTTGAATATTTGCTGCTGCTGCCGCGGTATCTGTGGTTACTATTGAGAGGGTGCCGTGCGTACCTACTGTAAATACGGCCGTATCGTCGGTAGATCCGGTCATAGTAACGACTTTACCGTTTATAGCTACGTCATCTACTACTAAGGCCGTTAAGTCGCCTAGAGAGGTTATACTGGCTTGTGCCGCGGTTGTAACTGTACCCTCCAGGTCGGCTACGATTATTCCTGCGGTTCCGGAAACTACGTTGGAACTGTAGCTTGCGTCTGGTATGTAGGTTAATTTGGGAGCTGAGGCCGAAGTGCTTACATCTACGCCCAGGAAGGCGGTCTTAGCGCCAGATCCGGTATGCCAATGGGGCATCAATCCAATATCAAATCCACTATCAGCGCTGGGCGCGGCGCCGTTTGTAGTTCCCATAGCGATAGTAGCATTGTCTACCACCAGGTCATCGGCTTTAACTTCTGACGAGTCGCCCGTTATTAAAAGGTTTCCGCTAATGGTAACATTCCCCGTAACGCTTAAATTATCTGCTACGGTAGTTTCGGAGGTAGCGTGGCCTATGGTAACTATAGTAGACTCTACTCCTGTACCTATCGAAACCGATTCGCTACTGTTTGCTGTATCAATTATTAAATATGCGGCGGTGGACTCTTTTATAGTAAATGCAGTTGCTCTATTATCAGTTAAAGCAATATTAATATCGTTTCCGTCAGCGCTTATAGAGTCCAGGGCTATATCGCCTACGTTTGTAATCGCCGCCTCATTAAAGGAGGTCGCGCCAAGGGTGTTTGCCGCCGCTGTAGATGTAATCCCTGCCGCTGCCGTAATTCCGCCTCCGTCTGCTATCGTAATAGCATCGTCGCCGTCTGTATAAGCTATGAGGGCTGTTTGTAATTCTGTCGTTACTTCTAAATTAGCGAAAGTATCTATCTCGCTTTCCATGTAGGTAGCGAGAGTCTGTACGGTTGTCATCCTCATAGTACCATCGTCATTAATTAAAACACCGTCGCCGTCGGCTATAGCTGTCGTGCCGCGCGCCGTTCCGCCATCAATTAAATTAAGCTCGGCTGTCGTAACCGTCGCACCATCTAAGATCTCTAATTCCGCCTCTAAAATTGCGGCGCTGCCGATAGTAATTCCGCCAACTGTAATAACGCCTGTAGTCGTAATTGTGGAGGATCCTGTATCTATTGTCCCGAATCCCGAGGTAATGGATCCGGAATTAATGGCACCTGTGGTAACAATATTTCCACCCCCAACGCTATGGCTTGCGAAATATGTAGATACCGTGTCTACATTGGTCATCTTCATTGTCCCAGCGTCGTTAACTAAGAGGCCGTCGCCACTAGCCACAGCGGTAGTTCCCCTGGAAGTCCCGCCGTCAATTAAATTAATTTCCGCTGCTGTCGATGTTACGCCATCTAGTATGTTCAGCTCTGCCCCTGTGGAAGTAATAGCTGTACCCGCATAATTCAAATTTCCAGCCGCTATATTTACCTCTCCCGTGCCTTTAGGCGTTATGGTAATATCTATATTTGAATCTCCGCCGGTAGCTGAGATCGTAGGCGCTCCGCCCGTTGCTGCGTTTGCTACTGTAAATTCATTAACCGCGCTACCCGTGGCGGTAAGTTTAAATAATTCATTGCCGCCCGTATCTAAAACGCTTGTCCCTATTTTTGGGCTAGTTAAGGTTTTGTTTGTTAGAGTCTCCGCCCCTGTTAACGATACGAAACTCTCGCTCTGTAATGCTGCGTTAAATTCCGCCAGGGATCCCGTTAGGGTGTTCGTACCTAGATCTATCGATTTATTCGTAAAAGTGTCGGTAGTAGCCTTACCTACTAGCGTATCTGTCGCCACAGGCAGCGTTACAGTAACGTCGCCCCCTGGATCTCCAGGTGAAAGCGTTAATTCGTGGGTGTCTGCTGTGGCTCCCTCAAATACTAAATTTCCTGTAATTGTCCCGCCGAATGCGATTGTATCTCCGGCCGCGTCTCCCAGGGTTATCGTTCCGCCGTTAAAAGTGGATGTGCCGGTAACGGTTAAATTCCCGCCTACGCCGACATTTCCGGCGAAGGTCGCCGCGCCAGCAGTAGTAAAAGCGAGGGCGTCTACGCTGGAGCTTCCGGATCCGTCTACAAAACTGGACGTACCATATCTAATATATAATCCACTGTCCCCAGAGGCCCCAGATTGTCTAACTAACGCCCAGTTATCTACGAAGGTCGTGCTATTAACTTCTTTTAATTGTACCATAGATCCCCAGGTACCCACATTGTTAGACACAATGTCTACGCTGGAGTCGTCCGCGCTTATGGAAATAGTTTCGTCTCTATTGCCAGCGGCACGGAGCCAGCCGGTTCCTAGATCTGTGGATTGTACGCTAAATAAATTATCTACGTTATCGCCGGTGCCTATGCCTACCCTGCTTTCGCTGGCATCTACGTAAAAAGTCCCGCTGTCAAAATTAACGTCCCCGCTGGCCGTAGCCGTTGTAAAGGCGGCGGTAGATGCAGAGTTAGCTCCTATCGCTGTAGCGTCAATTTCTCCCCCAGCTATATCGACTTTCGTAATATCTACCTCTCCAGATCCATTAGGCGTAATAGCTATATTACCATTCGCCCCGTCTGTTATGGTTATAGATCCGGTTGTAGAGTTTCCGGTCTGGAGGGTTGCGTCGTAATCGCCGCTGGATTGAAAAACACCCGCAGCGCTTCCCGTACCCGCGGCTAAAATCCCGTTTATTGTTACGGTGCCGTTGGTAGAGTTCGTAATTGTTTCGTCGTTTTGTAAAATTATTCCAGCAGCTCCCGTAACGTCCAGGCTGGTACTGGCTGTAATAGTGGTAAAGGATCCGGCGGCGGCTGATGCAGCGCCGATAATAGATCCATCAATAGCCCCGCTATCTATATTTACGTTAGTCATAGCGTTAGTGCCAAAATCTGAGACAGCGTTAATATCCAGGGCTTTATCTATCTGGATTTTTTCGCCGCTATCGGTCGTTACAAAAGTCATATAGGCATTAGATGACTCTTTAATCTCCAGGGCCGTAGCTTTATTGTCATCTAAAACGAGATCGAACCCAGACCCGTCGTCCGAGGATACGGTATCTACATTTATATCGCCCACATTGGTAATATTTCCGTCGCCTACACTTAGAGAGCTAACGGTTGCGGCACCGGTTGAAAGGGTAGAGGATCCATTATCTATGTTTCCAAATCCGCTCGTTATGGATCCCGCATTAAGGGCGCCAGTTGTGGTTACGTTCGACAGGGTATCCAGCGAAGTTTCCATGTAGGTTTCAAAATCTGTGAGGGCGACTTGCTTCATCGTCCCGCCGTCATTTACTACGACTCTATCCGCGTCCGCCAGGGTTGTAGAGGTGGCCGAAGTGTCGCCGTCGATATTATTGATCTCGGCGGCGGTAGAAGTAATCGCGGTACCAGCTATTTTTAAAGTCGTCGCGTTGACTTCGCCAGAGGATCCGTAAATTACCGCTTTACTATTTACGATAGTGCCGGCGGAGGATCCGTCTATTAAATTAAGTTCTGCCGCTGTAGAGGTAACTCCATCTAAGATGTTTAACTCTGCGGCCGTCGAAGAAACGCCGTCCAATATATTAAGCTCTGCCGCAGTCGAAGAAACACCGTCGAGTATGTTAAGTTCGGCGGCGGTGGATGTAACCAGGACGGCTCCGAGCATTAATCCCTTATTGGTGCCGTTGTGCTGGGTTATTTCTACCGTTTCGTTAGTAGTGTCGACTACAAGGACGTCCCCACCATCGCTATTTTTACGGACTAATAGCGCCTCTGTATTGGTTACGTCTATAATAAATTGTCCCTCTACCGTCTGATCTACGCCAAAGGAGACGTCCCCGGATATGGTCATATCTCCGTCGAGGATAAAATCGCCGGTTATCGTCCCGCCGGATGCTATATCTTGAATTAATGAGTCTGCGAAACCGTGGCTAATCGACATATTACATCTCCACTATTCGTACAGCTTTAGTGGCCGAAGATTCAGACAGCGCATTAAAATAAACTGTCGCACCCAGGCCTCGCGGTACTTTAAGAAAAAAGGTTGTATTCCCAGGAATAATTAAATCGTTTGATGTGCTGCAATCTCCATTCGTACTAGATACCGAGATAGAAAAGTTAAAATAGATATTTCCCGCAGAGTATACGCCTATCTGGCTCGCCGTGGCCCCTATGGTATAGTGGACGGTATTCGTTGTAGCGGCATTAGTCCCGGCTGTTATAGCGGACTTAACCGACCATCCGGCCGAAACGTCTACGTTTAATGTCTCCTGTACCGATCTTTTATGTAGATCTGCCATAATATTCTCCTATTATAAATCTATTCCGAGGACTAATTCAATATCGCCAACGCTAAATGATGGCGTTGTATTCCCTGGGTCGTTTTCACTTGATACCCGAGCCGCCACATATACGCTGGACGAGCCAGACTCCGACTGTAACATCAAAGGTAGTTGTGGATATGTTTTTGCGGCTCCCGTGAAGGCCTTATATCCCTGCATTATGGTATATACTCTACCGCCGCCGGGGTTCTGCTGTAGGTTGGTAGCGTCCACAGAAATACAGCCAAGGTTTTTAGCTGTGCCGAAATCGGCGTCGCTCATACTCCATGCCGCATTAACTGTGCCAACGCTTTGATTAACCTGGAAGAACCAGAGCTGTATATCAAATAGACTCGCTGACTTCGAGTTTATAGTTATGTTTATAAGTTTTGATGCGCCGCCTGGATAAGCTACAGCGTTCGGTATTTCCGTTGTATTAAATAATATGTCATTATTTGAATATTGGACGCCAGTAATTGTAGGTGTAACCCTAATTGCCGTCCGTTGTGCCACGATATTTAGCGCCTCTTGTGGGCTAAACTTATGTATATTTGCCATTTTATCCCCTTCTATTTAGGGCGCCAGTAAAGGACTTGACTTGTCCGTGAACAGGCTAGTTAACTTGTTGCGTTGTTTACTTTTACAAGTAGCTCCGCCTTTTTATCTCGAGAGCCGTATTTTATCTCTTCTCCGGCCATCCATTTACGAATTTCTTTTACCGACCAGTCGTTATCCGGCACGGTTTCAAACCTAACAGATCCGGAATCGTCTTTTTCCTTGTTAACGACCTTAGCTCCATTTTTGAGCGCATCCGATAGGGTGTTCTTACCCATTTCGCCGCTATCGTTAATAGAAAAAGGCTCTTCCCCTGTTCTTTGTACCCATACGTCTGTCATAATTTTATCCTTATCCCCAGTTTGGGCGGCCGTAAAAACAGCCGCCGTCTACTAGGATAGTTAGAAAGGTCGAGAGTTTAGCTCGCGTTAGTGAATTTATATCCACGTTTGTTATCCGAATCGTCTAGGATTTTTACGCCCCAGAGTAAATCGGCTACGACCTTAGTTCCCAAAACATCAATATCGTATTGATCTTGAACGCGTAAATCCTGCTGTACTGCTACAGCACAAGCAGATCTATGAAAGATCACAGCCGATACACTTGTACCGCCGGTATCTAAAGAGTTGCTCATAAATACGGGCATTCCCATAGTCTGTCCTACTTGTCCCGAGTGAATCGGGCTATTATCGGCATTAAAGCCAGCAATATCCGAACGGACAAAGCTCGCGCCAAATGTTCCGCCTGGATTAAGCATATCAGCGTATACCGTAGGATTAACAACCATATAAACATCGCCGCCGGTGTAATCTATGTCGTTTTCGCCAAGGTTGGCGATAGCGGCCTCTAGTTCGTTAGCTGTTATTTGGTCATCCGTGGTGAGTGTTGCGCCCTGGTTAACGGTAATAAGCTGGCCGGCAATAGATGAGTCTAATTGCTTTGCCAAAGAATACCCCATTGCCCTCGAGTATTTCGAGAAGAGGTCAACCTCACTTTGCACGGCTAAAACATCTGTAAATAGCTTAGCGGCATAATAATGTTGATTTACGGTTAATTGCGTTTCTGTTTCCGCTGGTGCCACATAACTAACTTGGGCGCCGTCGGTTAGGCTCGCTGCTGTCATTTTAGCAATCTCGGGGAAATGGATCGTATCGCCTTTACCTTTTACCATAGACGAATAATCGTCCACAAGGTTTTTAAATACGAGTTTTTCCTCGAAATACTTATAGATAGAGTCTGCCCACATTTCTGGGATAAAATACTGGGTTACGCCAGTATCGAAAATAGTTCCTGATGGAGTTGCCATAATTTGTTCCTAATTTATTGAGATCTGGCCGACTTTTGCGCGTACTGTTTCGTAATTTGCGCCCATGCCGCCTGGCGTTCTTTAGGTGGTAATTTGTCGACATCTTCAAGTCGATAAGTCTTACCGCTAATAGTCCCTGGCGTCTCTGGCGGATTAGCCGCAGTTTGCGCCGTAGATTTCTTCTCTACGTATTTTAAAGTAGCTAGATCTAGTTTAGATAATTGATCTCGTTCATCTTCTGGGAAACCTTCCAGGATGTTCGCCCGTTCGGCGTTGTCCCGTTCGCGATACCCTTTTAACTCCGCATCCATTGTGGCGCTCTTTTCTTCTAACTCCTGGATAACGACTTTATAATTGCCGTCTGCCTGGAGCTTGCTCTTCCGCGCATCGTCTTGCTTTAGTTCTATTTCGGCCAGGCGGCCTTCCGCCTCCTGTTTCTTTTGCCGCTGAAGTTTCGCGTTCTGTACTTCCCTGGTATAGAGATCTTTAAAGTCTACGTCCGCGGTCTGGGTCGCAGTTGAATCGGTCTGATTCTTTGTTTCTTTACCCGCCTGGGCTATCATTTCTTCGGCCATCTGGTCTGTTCCTTCCACATTATTAAAATGTTGTTAGTCGCATTTTAGCAAATTTTAACTAAATTTCCACTATATAAATGCAAAAACTAACAGCATATAAAAATAAATGGTTCAAATTCACCGATTATACGCCGCACCCTGGGCAGCTAAAATTACACAACGCATCTAAAGAGGCGCGGTTTGTCGTGGCGAATTGTGGCCGACGGTGGGGCAAATCTTTTGCCGCAGCCAGGGAGGCCGAGGTCATCGCTACACAAAAAAATAAATTAGTCTGGATTGTTGCGCCTACCTACGGGACTAGTGAGCGAATTTTTAGGATCCTTTGGGACAATATGATCATCAAACACAGATTACCCACCCGGCGAAAATCATTAAACGATCAATATATCGAGTTTGAATGGGGATCCATAATCGAGGGAAAGTCGGCGGAACACCCGGAGGGATTGATAGGTGCCGGTTGCGACCTGGTGATTATGGACGAGGCCTCCAAGATGAATTTAAAGCGGATCTGGCAGAGCTATATCCGCCCCACGTTGTCAGACAAAAAAGGGAAAGCTATTTTTATTTCTACGCCCAGCGGTTACGATTATTTCTGGGAGCTTTTTAATCTGGCTAAGACCCGTAAGGACTGGTTTAGTTTTAGCTCTCCGTCCTGGGAGAATACTTACGCGTTTCCCAAGGGCAGAGAGGAAGAGGATCTAGAAGAGGCGGCCAGCACCTTATCTCAAGAGGCATTTTCTCAAGAGTACGGAGCTGCTTTTACGTCCATGTCAGGCCGTGTTTATGCTGATTTCGATCGCGAAAAAAATGTAGGATATTATCCGTATATTCCACTATATCCAGTCTATCTTTGCCTGGACTTTGGCTATCGTATGCCCGCTGCTTTATGGTTTCAGACCTACAGGCATGACGGCGCCAAAGAGAATGACTGGCATATAAACATAATCGACGAGATCCTCCACGTCCCTAATCTAAAGATTTCGGATCTGGCCGACCTTGTCCAGAGAAAAAAATACAGAATCCAGCAAGTTTTCGGAGATCCTGCCGGCTACCAGGTACAGTCATCGGTCGGCGTTGGCGAGTCAGAGCTATTTTACCAGGCGACCGGCCTACGGGTCTGGAGTTTGAGAGATAAGCCGAGCAGATCCATAGCCTCCGGCGTAAGTCATGTGCGCGGATACGTAAAATCGGCGGACGGGACTAGGCGGCTGCACATAAATAAAAACTGCGTTGGATTAATTGAAGATTTAGAGAGTTACCGATACCCAGAAAGAAACGACGGGCAGCCATTGAAAGACTCACCGCTGAAGGATGGGTATTCCGAACATGGCGCAGATTGTTTAAGATACGGAGTGATAAACCGGTTTCCAATTAGAAAATACAAGTATAGGACGGCGAAAAGATGAAAGCATATGCAGAACAGATAATTACACAGTCTATAAAAGAACATAAACTGTTAGCCAGCCAGAATCGTCGCGACATGGTACGCAAATACCTGGACTATTTCTCTGGCGACAATACGACCCAATATATCGAGCGGCGATTTAATTCGGCAGCCTTCCAGGAGGTACCACCGGCCTGTTTTAATATTACCAGGCGGTTTATTGATCGAATGAGCCGGATCTACACCCTGGGCGCTGTCCGGAATGTCAAAGGACAGTATGAGGATCTAACGTACTTAAAGAATCTAAAGATGAAACATCTTGAAAAAATGACCAGGCTAATAGGCACCCTGGCTACTCGCGTTTCGTTTAGAACAGATCCGGATCCGCATTTTAACTATATACCGATATACTATTTCGACTGCTCTTTCGGCGAGGATCCATATAACCCGACGTCGATTACCTACCCCATGCTACAGCCGGTACATGATGCAAGCAAGACCCAGGATCTAAGTTACTGTTACTGGGACGCGGAGCATTACGTCGTATACAGCGAGCATGGCGACGTTATAGAAGAGATCCAGCACGGATACGGCGTCTTACCGTTTGTCTTTACTCATAGAGATAACCAGCTAGACGAGTTTTTCGTGGGCGGTGCTTACGACGTTGTCTCCTGTAATGAATTAATGAACATTCTATTTACAGAGGCCAATTTAGGAATGCGATTCCAAATGTTCGGACAGTACGCCATTACCGGGATGTATTCAGACGAGAACATTACCCGCGCTGGATCCGATGAAATTATGGTGGTTCCGGAGGGCGTAAGCGTAGATATACTCTCGCCTAAAGGCAATTTAGATTCTGCCATGGGCCTTATTCGGCAAATGCTGGATATAACAGCCCAGAATAATCACCTTTACGTAAGTTTTGAAGAGACGGGGGCAGATCGACCCAGTAGCGGCATCGCTCTAAAGATAAAAGACCTGGAGAGATTCGAGGACTACCAAGACGATATAGAGCTGTGGACTGTCTACGAAAAGCAAATTTTTAAGATCGAAAAGGCTGTCGCTGGAGCTAATGGGGTTAATATCCCTGGAGAGCTGGCCTTAGACTTTAGCGAGCCGGAATATCCCATGACCGTAGCCGACCAGATCCAGATAGACGAATTTAACCTTACACACAATTTAACCACAGAGGCCGGCCTTATGGTTAAATATAATAATGACCTCTCGATTGAAGAGGCCCAGTCCACAATCGAAAAGAATAGGGAGTCTAATGGCAAGGGAAAACAACAACAAGCAAAACGCCCTTTATTTGACCAGTTACGTAACCAAGCTCCGACGGCTTAATGACCTTGACCTGGAAATACCGCAAGATTTTTCTATTGAAGAGATAATAGCGGATCCCAACGCATACGCGCTGGAGTTTATAGAACGCGAATTTACTAGATATTTACCCAGGTTTATGGAGGCCTACAAGCTCGGCCAAGACCTCGCTATTAAAAATAAGGCTGGCGGTTAGCCTTGGAAAAAGAGGGTTTAGAATTATTTATCGGCGCCCAAGTCTATTGGTTTGTCGGACTGGCGCTATTATTTTTTATCCGAAATATTATAGAGGGAATGATTGCGGGCCTTTTAATATTTTTAGGTGGAGATTATAACTCAGACGACGTAGTTTATGTCGACGGACTTCCAGGCAGAATTATTCGCGTTGGTTTATATAAGACAGTCTTTTTCTTATATGATATTACCAACGACCCTTATACCGGAGAGGGACGCGTCAGCGGCGGGACAAAATTAGTGATCCTTAATAGCGCCCTCCACGATCATAAGATAGAAAAGCCTTTACAAAACCTGGATCTAGGCAGATATAAAAGATCTCCCAGGAAATTAAACCGGAGAACCGATGGTTAAGAGCGTTAAGAGAAACTATAACTTAAATAAGTTCGGAAACAGTTTTATCCAGGCTTTCATAGACGCTTATAAACCTATGATTAACGAATTGAATCGACAAATATACGAGACGACCGAAAGGTCTGTGGATATTCACGGGAAAAAGTTTAAAAGTTTAAAGAAGTCTACAACCAATATACGTAAACAGCGAGGACAGCCAGAGCAGCCTCCACTTAAAATCACGGGTAAAATGCGCGGAACTAAAATTATACAGGCCACTAAAGCCAAGCCCTCGTTTGAAATAGAAATGACCGGCCAAAGGAGAAACGTCTATTATGGATCTTTACATAATGAGGGCTTTACTACTGGCGGCATGATCCCAGGTAAAAAAGTCCCCGCACGTAATTGGTTTGGGATCCCAAAAGAGTATAAAAAAGGCGGTAAGCGTTATGAGGAGGCCAGCCGGCAGATGAGGTTTAGACTCCGCCGCTCCCTACAATCAGCCATGAAAAAGGTCGCATAGTGCCAGCTCCAGAAGATTTTGCCGCTCTCTTTGGAGACGATTTTATAGATATTTTAAATGTCCTGGAGAAAAATTTTCCACCAGAACTAGAGGATTATATTGTAGGCATTATCGAGAGATCCATGCACGACGCCACCATTTTTTCACAGAGGATGGCTAAGACTCAGGCCGTAATGGCCGAGAATGGCGTAGCTGGTGGACTTATCCAGGCCGCCTTACTTGCGGATCAGCGCTCGGCCGGTAAAATTTTCGGTGAGCTGCGTAACTCTGTTAAGTCTGGCGTAGTCGAAGGTATTAACCAGTCTGGCAGAATGGGTCAGATCCGCGAATATCCGGCCGATGCTCAGTCTTACACCTGGGTAACAGTAGGATCGCATAAAGTTTGCCCGGACTGCGACGCAAGGGCTGGAGAGGTAATGTCCTGGGAGGAGTGGGTAGCCGAGGGTATACCAGGCTCCGGCTGGTCTATTTGCGGCGGGCATTGTTACTGCGTTCTAGATCCAATCGGAAAAATGGGAGATAAGGTGGAGGCTCCTGTAATCGAGATCGGCGCAAAAACTAGAAAAGGTGGTATAAAAATTCGCAAAGCTGCCCCAGGAGAATATTTTAGGACGCCTGGTTTCCGCGGCAAGCCATTAACAATAAAAGATACTTACGAACTTGCAGACGAGGTGCTGGCAAGGACTATGCCTAAAGAGCCTCTCATGACAAAACTCTTTACGAAGTGGGGTAAGAAACATAAGGGCGAGGCATACGGATTAAGTCATAGATTAAAAAAGCGCTCGTCTTTAGCGAGAAAAATTGCCAAGGAAAATTTTGAGAACGGCTGGAATGTGAGGCAAATCGTAGGAAAAGATTTAGGCGACGTCGTTAGGTATACTATGCTATTTAATAAATCAGTTTATACGCGATCGGTTACTGCTGTCCTGGCGGACATACAGGCCGCCGGTTTTACTCCCTGGAAAGTTAAAAATTATTGGTTTGGTAAAGAGTATAAAGGAATAAATAGTAATTTTATACACAAGGCCACGGGTCAAAAAATAGAAATCCAATTTCATACGCATACCTCTAACTCTGTAAAATTTGGACAAAGCCATGCGCTTTACGAAAAGATCCGCAGGACAGGAATTTCTCAGAGTACATACGACAGACTCGAGCGAGAGTTATTTTCAGTTTGGGAAGATGTGGCTATACCGCGAGGCGTAGGCGCTATCGGTCAAATAATAAAATAGCCGCGAGGGAATATTATATAAAGCCGTCCTCGGCTGTACCTGGGTAGATCCAGGATCCCAACCATTCCCCTACTCTTTTCGTGGCAAAAGCCTGGTCTATCTTTTCCAGGGCGTTGTCGCCGCCTAAAAAGCGCCGCCGCAGATCCGAGTTCTCAGTCCAGCCCCGGTATGGGTTACAAAATTCCAGAGATCTAGTCTCTGCATCTCTTCTAATGATGCAATCCGTGTCCTCTATTGGCGTATCAAAACCAATAAGGCAAAAGTATTCGTACATCTTTTTAGTGATTGCCATATATAAAATTACCTCCTTCAGATATTATTTATCTGATTTTATTTTTTAGGCTGGTACGGTTTGAAAGTCTCGCCGGCTAACTACACTTATTGGCCTCGTAAAAGGCCAAGGAAAAACCCTCTGGAGTCCACGACCGAGCCTCTTTTGTCTTTTCTGATGAGCCGCCGAGACGCTGGGTAAAAGAACCCTGGGGGCAGCATTTAACCGGTTCGATTCTTTTTGTCTCTGGAATTTTAAAATCTCCCCACAGGCCGGTCTTTTTAGTATATGCGTTTTGTTCGATTATAAAGTCGACTTCCTCTTTTGTTACGCCATGGCCGTTTTTAGCGCGTATCTTTTCCAGGCCGGACAAAGTTTTATTATCTGGGTGTAAGTATCCAGCATAATCGCAAGGATCGAAATACGCCGGTTTCCCTAATTCTGGTATAAGTTTAGACAGTCTACCTACAGGGTTCTCGATTACCCAAAATTCTGGACTATACAGATCTACGGCGCACAATACCTGGTAGACCAGGTCGATGGCCCTATCTGTTTTTCCGTTGGCGTCTTTTTGTCCCCAGTATTGCGCTCCACTAGATGAAAAGTCGGTACACGGGGGAGCCGCTATAATACCCTCTACATGATCTATACCAATTTCTTCTAAAAGATATTCACAGGAAAAATCGTTTATATCTAAACCGTCCTTAATATCGAAAGCGTATACGTCCCATTCGCCCAAGCTGGTGCCGTTTTGAATAAACGGAAGAGGCCAAGATCTACTATAATCAAATAATGTAAGCAAGTTTCTCATATTCTCAAAATCTCCATACATAAGATTAACACTATAAGAGCTATAAGTCAAGTACTATTTCCCGGGGAGAGGGGCTGTAAGAGTTGGGCTAAAACCCTTGGGGGTCAAATCCAAGAATTTTAAATATCAAGTTAATTTTTTCTGGGGATCCCGGCCGATCTCTCCATTTTTTCTAATTCTTTTCGCCAATTTCTTTTTATGTGGTCGGGCGGTCTACCAGGAGGCAGCGGAGCCAGTCCTACTCGTTCGGCACGTTTACGCCAGGAGTAAGCTATATGCCGCCGGGCTTTTTTCCTCGCATCTTTAACTGAGTGCCTCAGACGCCGACTTTGCCGGTACGTCCTGGCATGAGGTTTATCATTTTTAGAGTTTCGCTCTGGTAAGATCTCCGTAATGGGTATATCTGTTATCGAATCTATAATATCAGATCCATTCGACTCCATTACCTCATAATCTATATCCTCTAACTTCAAAAATTTCTCAAATGGGCTTTCAATCTTTACGTGGATCGTATCTTGGAGTTTCCCCCAATGCTTTAACACCAACGTAGCAGCGGGTACGGATCCTTGCTCTGCCTCCCTAATCATTGCATCCAATACAGTAACCAGGCGATTACCAGCTACCTCCATGAACCGATCGTAGGCTGCATCTATTACCTTAGGCTGCTTAAACCACTTCTGTACCGTTGCATGGTTTAAATCTAACTCCCTGGCTATATCCGAATACGATATACTCGGCTTTAACGCCTTTATATCTATGGCTGCCCTCTGCTGAGGTGTTATTTCACCGAATACGTTTATTTTTTCTAAGGCCTGGTTTTCCATGTATGAATACGCCCCATATAAATTTAAAAATTGTCCTGGGCTTTACCCTGTAAAAAGTAAATCTCCCGCCCCCGTCATATTTCATTAATCCAGGACTGAATACTTCCGACTTATTACTGTATCTTGCCTTGCCTGGCCCAGAATCAGCATTGGCTACACCTATAGTTAAAT